CAAATTGATGCGCCAATGGTCAAGACGCTATCCCCTGATGGCGACTTCTTCTTTCCACCTTACGTTACCGACCCTCAGCGTGCACCTTATTGCTTCTGGAAGACGTTTTATACGGCCCAAGAGCTAAAGAATAAGGTTAGTACGGATGGATGGGATGAGGAATGGGTTGATTGGGTTATCCAGCGTCATCGTGGAGTTAATTCCGACACCGTTGATAACTACGTTGACGGGCGTAAGTCCATTTCACTCGTTACAGTTCACACAAACGATAGCGACCTCATTGAAGTGGTGTATGGCTATCAGCGTCTAATTGACAAGGAAGACAACAGCGAGGGAATCTATTGCACTATCTTCCACCGTGAGTTTAGTGGTAACGAAACCGTTAAAGGTTATGCCAAGTTTGAGTTGCTAAACGGTTATGAAGACTACCCTGTTGTAGTCACTCGTCTCAGCGAAGATTCCAAGCGTCTTTATGACGTTCAAACAATTCCTGATATGCTGCGTGGCATTCAGCAGCAGGTGAAAGTTGAGCGTGATTCGCGCATTGACCGCAATAGCTTGGCTACGCTTCCGCCTATCATGCACCCGATTGGCAATGCTCCTAGCGATTGGGGGCCGGGACGCTATGTGCCATACAAACGTGCTGGCGAGTTTCAGTTTGGCCCTGTTCCTCAATTTAACGCCGGTTCTGTTGAGATGGAGCAAACCATGCAGAATCAGGCAGATCGTTTGGTTGGCCTAGACTTGGATAATCCACTGTCTCAAATTAAACAGCAGTTTTTGGTGGATAAGTTCTTGTCGCACTCCGCTGAGGTGCTGAATATGTGCTATCGTTGTTTCCAGCGTTTCGGCCCAGACCAAGTATTTTTCCAAGTTACAGGCGTTGCAGACCCGCAACAGTTTGATAAGGGCAATCCAGACGAGAACTACGATACAACTATTACTTACGATGTGCTTAACAACGATCCGGAGAGTCAGGAAGCAAAACTCCAGCAACTTGTGTCGCTTATTCAGCTTGACCGTAATGGGCGTATCAATGTTGACGCTCTTCTTGATGTTATCGCCTCTTCTATTGATCCAGTTCTTGCTTCGACAATCTTGCAGCCTTCTCAGGCGGCTCAAGAGCAAGTCGTAAAGCAAGTAACTGATGACCTGACCAAGATTAGTGCTTCCATTGAGATGCCAGCGCGTCCAAATGGTGCGCAAATTGCAATGCAGGTTATTCAGCAATACGCTTCGCAGCCTGATGTTCAGCAAAAGCTGGCGCAGGATGAGGCTTTCCGTGGCCGTTTGGAGAAATACATGGCGCAATATACTTTCCAATTGCAGCAAGCTCAAAATGCGGAAATTGGAAAGCTGGGTACTGCTCCTGCCTCGATGGGTGGAGTGACAACACAAGGACTCTAATATGAATTTGGAACAAGATATTAAGTGGCTTAGTAACCACCCTCAGTTTGCTATGTTTATTAACGTACTCAAGGAAAGCCGCGAATCCTATATCAGTTCGCTACATGATGCTACTCCTGAGCGAATCATGCAGATTAGCGGGCGCGTTTTGGCTTATGATGACATTCTTCGCATGGTTAATGCAGAAGACCTTATTCGCAAACACACACAATAAAAATGGCCTTTTCATCTGTATATCCACCCACTCCATCAGTAGCCTCTGGAATGCGGGAGAAAATTAACAGGTTTCAATACGAAGCTATTGCAGTTAGAGCTCGTATGGCTGAAAGAAATCCTAGGTGGATGGGTGATATGGCTAAGGCAGATAATGAAGCGAAAAGAGAATTGAATGAACTAAGCCTAACTCATTTAGGTTACGCCTCGCCTTATTTTACGCCATAATAGCTAACATTGTTTTTGCTCTATTAACATGTATGATGTTACTAGAGCAAGCCAATTGACTTTAGTGTTAGGTTTACACTATCGCCCACCGTCTCAGGCGTTAATGAGCGTATAAACTATGTCTAATGAAGTTACTACGGAGAACGCTGGCTCCGAAATCAAAACAGTGGAAAAGTCGAACATTACAGTTGCCGAGTTAGCCGCTCGACGGCTGGGGGAAAAGAAAGTAGTCCCCAAAGAATCGCCTAAAGCTGAGGAAGCACCAAAAGCTGAAAAGCAAGAGGAGCAACCAGAACAGCCGAAGGAAAAAGACGTTCTTTCTAAGTTTGATCTAGGTGAAATGTCGGATGCAGAATTGCGTGAATTGTCGGACAAGCTAGGCTCTCGCGCCGTAGCTCGCTTCGGTGAACTCACAGCAAAACGCAAGCAAGCAGAGGAGCAAATTGCCGCTCTCCAGTCCGAACTGGCGAAACGCAGTCAGGAGTCCCCGCTTGAGGTGAAGTCGGTTGAAAAGAATCCATACGCCAATTTGGACACCATTGAAACTTTACAGGCGAAAGCCCGCGAGGTAAATGATGTTATCGAATGGGCAGAGGATAAACTTGACCAAGCTGACCACCTTGCGCACGACGACATTGTTGTTACCGTTGAAGGAAAGGAAATGACTAAGGCGGACGTGAAAGCCGCTCTTAAAAATGCCCGCAAAGCTAAGGACAAGTTTTTGCCCGCCCAACTCCAAGAGTTGCAAGCCCGCGAACATCGCTCCCAGCTTAAAAAGTCCTTCGACGAACATGCCCGCAAAGAGTTGGATTGGATGAATGGCGAGGATAATGACACTCGTAAGCAATATGAGGCAATGCTTGCTGATAAGCGTCTCACAAAGCTAATCGAGGCCGACCCCGACATTGCTCCACAGCTTCCTTACATTTTGGCTCACGCAGCCAATTCCATGTATGGTCGCAAAACCATTCCTCTTACGGAAGCCAAACCTAAGATTAACCCACCTTCTAGTCCTGCAAGTTACAATGGAGCATCTGAAAAACCGGAAGCTCGTAGTAATAAAGCTGTGTTAGAAGTAGCAAAGAGATTCAGTTCGTCAGGCTCAGTTAGTGACTTTGCAGCTCTCCGAGCAATTCAGCGTTCCGTCCGTTCTTAACGTCAGATTAACCCTATAACTACCTAATACCATGGCCTTTTCCGGCACATACGACACCACCAATCCCGGTGCTGCTGTCTCCAACCGCGAGCAACTGCTCGACGTTCTCACAATTCTCGCTCCCGAGGAGACTCCTGTTCTCTCCGCTGCGACCAAAACCAAGGCGTCCGCCACTTTCGTAGAGTGGACTGTTGACTCTCTCGCTGCTCCCAGTACCGCTGGTGTTGCCGAGGGTGCCGACGTTATCACTTTCACTGACAAGTTCAGTGGTCGTGCCCGTCTTGGTAACTACATCCAGAAGTTCCGCCGCGACTTTATGGTTTCCGACCTGCAAGAGGCTGCTGACTCTGTTGGCCCTGCCAAGATTGCTCAGGCTGAAGCCAAAGCTGTGCGCGAGATTAAGCGCGACATTGAGGCCACCCTCTGCTCTAGCAATGACCGCTCTGTTGAAGACGGTGCTGGCACGGTGTATGGTCTTCGTGGCCTCGGCAAGTGGGTTGACACTTCGCCCGGCACCGATGTTCCTGCCGCCTACCGCACTCCGTCTGGCTCGATTTACGCCTCCAATGCGTTTACCGAGACTGTGTTCAATGACCTGATTACCTCGATTTATCGCGTCACTGGCAGCACCAACAACCTGACACTGGTTGCCGACACTGCTCTGCGCCGTAAGATTACGGACTTCGCCCGCACCTCCGGTTCGGCTGATTACACTGTTCGTAATGTCAACACGGACATGGGCAACAGCACAATCAAGCTGTCGGTTGAGATGTATCAGAGCGACCATGGTCTTGTTTCCGTTGTGAACATGAACCCTGACTGCGCTCCTGACACAACCAACAAGGACACTGGCTACCTGCTCAACCCTGACTACTACAGCGTTGCCGAGTACATTCCGCTTGGTTCTACCCGCCTCCCCAACTTCGGTGGTGGCGAGCGCGGTTATGTTGATACCGCCCTCACGCTGCTCGTGAAGCATCCGGGTGCGCACGGCAAGATCACTCAGATTGCCTAACCCCTAACAACTACTGATATGCCCTCCCTTACTGTTAATGAATCCACTGGTGACTTCACACATGTTGTGAAGCTCAACTACCTCGACCTGATTGCAATTGGCACAGGCAACACCAAGAACATCCTTAAATTGCCCGCTGGTTCCGCTGTGGACTTGGTTGGCATCATCAACACTGTTGACTTCGCTGGCTCCAGCAGCGTCGTTATTGATGTTGGCTATTCTGGTGCTGCTACAGCCTTCATTGCTTCGTGGGATGCCGATGCCGCAACTGTCATGCTTCCGGTGTTCAACACTGGTACTGACTTCGTGCAAGCTGCTGGCACAACTACAATTGAAGGTGGTTCGCTTCCTGTTAAAGCCGTTTCGTCTGCTACAGACGTTCAGCTTAAGATTACTGATGCCGCTCTCGCCTCGCTTACGGCTGGTGAGATTGTTGTTGGTTTCCGTGTTATCAATCTGGGTCGCTTCGCCTAATAAGCGATTGACCTAGGTGGTAACGTTTGGGGGTGGGCTACTTCGGTAGCCTTCCCCCTCTTTTTTTATGCAAATTATCCAAAAGTCGGAGCAATATACGGATCAAGAGATTGATAGTGCTATCAACGAGGAAATCCGTAAATCGCTGAAAGATGAGCTTGATACGCAACAGGAGCGCGAGATTTTGATGCGTGCTCATGCAGCTTCAATGAAGAAGCACAAGACCATTCCGGGATTGGGTAAATGTGTGGCTGTTATGCCAGCGCGTGAGTTTTTCCGCCTTCAAGCTAAGTACGGTGCAGCCACTGTTCACAGCAAGGAGTTCATTCAATACTTCAATCAGAAGTTTCCTGAAATGTCTCCCAATAACGCCTAATGCAAGACTCGACGTTTACAGACCTTTTTTCGCTGGTTCAAGCATTGTCTGGCGTTGAGTCGTTTACTCCTGCAGAGAGTGCAAAGGTAATTGCCCTTGCAAATCGTCGTCTTTATGAAGCGTATAGCGCAAGCCAAAGCTGGACTCGCTACATTGTTGTTGGCGAGGAGCGAACACTTAGCGGGCAAGTTGTTCCATTCGCTGAAACTAGCATGGATACGATTTCAGACTTTCTTCGTATCCACCGCACTCAGCCTTTCCTCAATCTTAGTGCGATTGAGTATGAATTTTATGTAGATCAAACTGGTGCGCATATCCTCAATCCTACGGATAACGCGCCAACATCGGTTTTTGTTACTTACAAGAAAGTGTGGGACGGCCCATTTGATGTGAGTAGCACAAATGTTCCGATGGAGTTCTTTTACTTTACGGCACACGCCACTTACGCCGATTTCCTGCGAATGGATGGACAGTTGGATAAAGCTATGGCAGAGGAACAGGTGGCACAAAGCTACTTGGCTGCTGAGCTTCAAAAGGCTGAAAGCCAGCGCAATAACAATATTACCGTTCGCCGCATTTCAACACACGGCACTCGTCAATCACGTTAATCAAATTTATGTCAAACGCTCGCGTACTTAATTCCCCTCTTTCTATTTTTAACAATGGTACGGTTGCTGATCGTGCTGTTACTGTTGGTAGTGCTGCTGCAAATTTGATTGTGGCTGCACTTGATGCTGGTACTACGCATATCTTCTGGAATTGTGTTGATGCCAATGTGCGTTTTACTATGGATGGAAGTACTCCTACGGCAACAAATGGGCATCAGATTGCTGCTGGTTCTAGTGGTGTTTGGTGTGCTCGTATGGCAAACCAAGTTAAGGTAATTCGTGAAGGTAGTTCTGATGCTACCATTCATATTTCCGAGGTTGTCTATCTCTAAGAAATGAGCGGCGCATTTGAAAGTACGCTGCTTAGTCCTCCGCTATCCACGAACAAATTGTTCATGGAGACTGGATTTGGTGTGAACGCAGGATTTGAGCGTTACCGTAATAGTGAGCAAGTAATTAGCGACGGCGCAACGAGCAACCGAGCGCAGATCCAAGGCCCGTTTGATAGCACCAACAACCCGCGAGGCTGGGTGGCGGGCGCTGCGACGCTGACGTGGCGCGGGGTGGTGACGGTGCCGAGTAGCAATCCGGCTGTTATCCTATGTATAGCTGGAGCGGGATCGGTTAATACCGCTGACCTAATCACAACTTACGCTGGGACACTCAGTATAAATTTAGTTACCTCTGGAAAACTGAATATACGGCAAACAGCCCCAGGCTCGTCTTACCGACAGTTTGAGACAAACGCCTCGTTTGTTTCCGCGTACCCCGGCCAAGCGATCACACTAGAAATAATTTGGACACAGGGCACGGCGAGTCCCGTGGCGCGCGTCAACGAGGTAGACATCAGCGCGAGCTTTACTGCCACGACTACAGGCACACCGCCCGCATGGCTCGACGCCGCAATGGTGCCGACCTACCACCTGACGGGCTACAACTGGCCCTCCGGCCCCGCGCCCGTGGGCTGCTGGATTCTCGGTTCGCTGACCGACGCCGACCGTGCCTTTCACCGCTCGACGGGCAAGTATCCGGCTTGGGTGGTCGCGGGTGGGAGTTATAATGCACCTCGCGGAGTTTTTCAGACGGGATTAGGCGGAACACTCACGACTTTTACGGGTGTTACTGACTCAGGTTTTACCGCAACTAAAACGGGCGGAGGTAATGGCTTTGCCTATGCCGCTATAAGCTCACCGCTTGGGACTACGGTGCGAGTTCGCTTTACGGCTACTCTTACCTCTGGCGCGGTGCCTACGGTTTACGTTAATACCGCAGGTGTCGGTAATGCCAGCAACATTGCAACTGTTGTCAGTGGAGCGAATGACTGGACGCTGACACCAACAGTAGGCGGCAATGATGTGCTCTCGTTCTCAACTTCTGGCGATACCAGCTACGCAATAAGCGGCTTAATCATCACTAGAGCAGGCGCACTCTCCCTCCCCGGCATCCAGCCGTGCAACGTGGTGGACGACCTCACCACCATCGGCGGCAATAGCGCACTACTTGTTGGTATGAATACACGTTCTTCCAGTAATAAAAAAGTATGGCGCATTTCCGATTTAACAAAAACATCTGGAAATGAGCAGTTGCTTGGTGGCCCTGTATTTTACGGAACTAGCGAAGACTTGATTACCAAGTGGACTATTGTTAATGCTGGTGGAACTACAACGGTAAGTCTTGGTAATGTATCTGGTGGTACGCAGTACGCAAATGCTGTTTCCTGCCCAACTGGAACAACTGTAATTACGCTTCTAACCGCAGTTCCGCTTACTACCAATCTTTGGTGTAACGCAAATACAACCGCATCACTAACCCACATCATTGAAGGAAAGAGAACTGTATGAGTGAACTATCTCCTTGGCCAATGACCGTAG